AGGTTCTGAAAAATTTAAACGGCTGGAAATGATTATGTGGGGATTATATGGGCTTATTGCTGTTTCTTTAGGAGTGGATAAATTACTTTAAGGGAATGAAATGCCATTACAGAAATTTATATTTCGACCTGGAATAGACCGAGAAGGTACAGATTACTCTAATAAAGGCGGTTGGTTTGACGCGAATTTAGTTCGTTTTCGTAAAAACTTACCCGAAAAAATTGGGGGTTGGGCTAAAAACACGCTTAATACTTTTTTATCGACTTGTCGAGCGTTACACGCTTGGGTTAATTTAAGTTTAACTAAGTATTTAGGACTAGGCACCACCTGGAAATATTACGTTCTACAAGGTAATGTTTTTAATGATATAACCCCTCTTAGAACTACGACCTCAGCAGGCGACGTTACTTTTGCTGCTAGTGATGGGGACGCTACTATTACCGTTACCGATGCTTCTCACGGAGCCGTAGCTAATGACTTTGTAACTTTTAGCGGTGCCGCTACTTTAGGCGGTCTTATTACAGCAGCCGTATTAAACCAGGAGTATCAAATTGCTACTGTAACCAGTACCAATGTTTACACGATAGAAGCCAAAGATACCGATGGCGATGAAGTAACGGCTAACAGCAGTGACAGTGGCAACGGCGGTAGTTCCGTTGTCGGTGCATACCAGATCAATGTGGGGTTAGATGTATTTGTGTCTTCCTCGGGCTGGGGCGCAGGCACCTGGGGAGCAGGCACTTTTGGAAGCGTTAGTGCTTTAAGCGCTAGTAATAATTTACGTCTGTGGTCGCACGATAATTTTGGTGAAGACTTAATAATAAACGTAAGAGCAGGGGGTATTTATTATTGGGACACCAGTGCTAAAACATTAGGCACGGATAGAGCCATTGCTTTAAGTGATTTATCTGGTGCTAATCTAGCCCCTACTAAAGCCCTAATCACTTTAGTCAGTGATATTGATAGGCACGTAATTTGTTTTGGGGCGGATCCAATTTCTGGTAGTTCCCGTACAGGTTCCATAGACCCTATGTTTATTTGTTGGAGCGACCAGGAAAATGCAGCAGAATGGGAACCTAAATCTACTAATACTGCAGGCTCTTTTAGGCTTTCCGCAGGTTCTTCTATCATCGGAGCGCTACGAGCAAGACAGGAAACTTTAGCCTGGACGGATACTTCAATGTATTCTATGACATTTGTAGGACAGCCCTTTACTTTTTCCACTAATTTAGTTAACGAGGGCGTCGGCTTGATTGGACCAAATGCCGCCATTAATACACCCAAAGGGGTGTTTTGGATGGATAAAAAAGGGTTTTATAGCTACACAGGACAAATTAATGATGTTCCCTGTACAGTACAAAACTATGTATTTAGTGATTTAGAGGAAGGACAATCGCATCAAATCTTTGGTTTTTTAAATAAAGAGTTTGAGGAAGTAGGCTGGTTTTATTGTTCCGAGGGGGAAACGGTAATTGATCGCTATGTGGTTTTTAATTATGATGAACAAGTCTGGAGTATTGGGCAATTAACTCGTACCGCTTGGCTAGATGAGGGTATTTTTGATAATCCCATGGGCACTTACAGTACAGCAGATGTAGGCTATCTATATAACCATGAAACAGGAAACAATGCAGACGGTTCGCCTATGGATAACGTGTATATTGAATCCAGCGATTTTGATATTGACCCCGCAGGCGAAGAATTTCAACAAATACGGCGTATTATTCCCGATATTAAATTTACAGGGGACGGGGGTTCAGATCAAACAATTAATATTATTTTAAAAAAGAGAAATTTCCCAGGTGAAAGTCTTTCCACTTCTTCTACTAACACCTGTACGGCTACTACGACACAAATTAATACACGATTACGGGCACGGCAAGCGGTATTACGCATAGAGTCTGACGATGACGGTACAACGGTAGTACGTTCAGGTGTAGGTTTTAGAATAGGAGCTATGCGTATGGATATACAATCAATGGGTAGAAGATAATGGCTAAGTTATTAGAAACTAAATTACCGACAGCCATAGGAGAAATATCTCCTGACACATTTAACCGTTTAGTCAGGATTTTAGAGCTTAGTTTAAATCGAGTAGATGTGGATTCTACGCTTTCGGTTAATGAAACTCAAAGGAATACCAATCAATTCCAGGCTGGAGATATTATCTGGAATTTAGCCACTAGTCAACTTCAACTTTGGACAGGAGAACAATGGGTAGATTTATATGCAGGAACAGAACAAGGAGTAAAAGGCGTCAGTGGTTTGGGAAAATTAACCGTATCTACCAATGGAGCAACACAAGTGCCCATTCTATGAACATAGATAAATTAATGAATGAATTAATAATGGATGAAGGCTATAAATATGAAATTTATTTAGACCATTTGGGTGGTCCGACTTTTGGGGTAGGTCATTTAATTACGGAAAAAGATGAGGAATATGGACAAGCTGTGGGTACTTTTGTGTCCGAACAGCGTATTAAAGAATGTTTAGATCAAGATATAGCTATTGTGTGTGACGAACTCGATACGAAAGAATCTTGGTGGCGTAATTTAAATGATAATCGTCAAAGAATCCTGGCGAATATGTGCTTTAATTTAGGTTATCCACGTTTAAGCAGTTTTAAACGCTTTTTAGCAGCAATGAACACCTCTCAATGGGAAACGGCAGCCGAAGAAATGATGGATTCTAAATGGGCTACGCAAGTAGGAAATAGAGCACTCAGGCTTAAAAACAGAGTATTAATAGGAGATGACTGAATTAAAAGAATGGGGGAGGGTAACTTTATGGATGTTATTCCTGACTTTAGCTTTGATATTCATCATACTGTTTGTGTTGGTCTGGCTATTATTCATACGCCCGAGTCAAAGACTCATGAACTGGATGAAAAAGGACTATTTGTTCCTGTAAAAGTTAAATGAAAATTGCTTTAATTATGGGAGTCTTGTTACTGGCTACGGTGGCTGCTTCCGCTTTTTGGATTGAACGATTAGGAGACCAAATTGGGATCTTAAAAGGTAATCAACTGATTTTAGAAAGCAAACTAGAAGAACAAAATAAAGATATTAAGAGCCATTTAACTAAACAAAAACAGACCCAGAATCAATTACTTTCTTTAGAAAAAGAAAAACAAGAAGCCCTGCGTGATGTGAATAAATTAAGAAGAACATTTGCCAACCATGATCTTGATAAATTAGCCCTAGCCAAGCCCATGTTAATACAAAGTAGGATTAACAAGGCAACCAAGAAAGTATTGGAAAACCTAGAAAAATTAACCGATCCAAATCAATTTGATGAAGAAAATAATCCTAGTCGTTAGTTTGGCAGTTATATTTGCCAGTTGTTCTCTGCTACAACCTAAAGTGAAGCCTGTTTCAGTAACTACCATAACGGAAAGAGCGCCTATGTACCATCCGCCGTTACCTATGGAAATACAAGTGGATCCTGTGGACTGGGAGATACTAACACCAGACAATATGCAAGTGTATTTAGATAACTTAAAAAAAGGCGAAGCCCCTAGAAGAGCCTTTTATTCATTGTCTGGCAAGGAATATGAAAATTTAAGTATGGATATGGCGGACATTACGCGCTATATAAAAGAAGTGTTGGGAATTATTAAATTTTATAGAGATTATGACAAAGAAGGAGAAGACAGTACTGAAAGGAGAAGACGGGAATAAAAATCCTTTAGCGAATTAGAATTTATGTATGCAGTATAATCGAGTCATCAGCTTTTCGCTGCAGCCTTCGGGAAAGGCTCTAACCCGCAATTTCGTTGATTATAACGCTGGAGAAATAGATGGCACGTAAGAAAAAGGGTAAAAAGTGGATTAAAAAAGCCATTAAACGCCCAGGAGCTTTTAAGAAAAAAGCTAAGAAAGCTGGTATGTCAACCAGTGCCTACGCCACTAAGGTCTTAAAGAAAGGCTCTAAAGCCTCAACTCGTACCAAGCAACAGGCATCTCTGGCTAAAACATTAAAAAAAATGCGTAAGAAAAAGAGGAAGAAATGAACGCTAATTTTTTAACCTATGACAATAGATTTTGTTATCATGAAGGAATTGATGGTTGTTCGACAGTGGAAGAGTATAAAAAGAAACTAGGAAATAGCAAAGGGGACAGTTGTACGGGGTTAATGTTATTAGAGTTAAATAAAGAGTTTCCTAATGCTCCTGTAGTAATTATTGAAAACGATATTACTAAAGCCGTAAAATTTTCTAAACGAGTTTATGGAATTGAAGTAACACACGAAATGCAAATATTAAAAGAAAAAATGAGATTTATTCAAGGACTACGCATAAAACTAGAAAATATTAATGAGGCTTTAGAAGATATTTGGGTACACCTTATTGGTACACCTTATAACGAAGAAAGAGGAAACTTATTAATAAATATGAATATACAAACAAATAATTATTTTAAGTATGATGAAAAAGCACTTAAAACATTACTTGTGAGGAAGAACTGATGGGTTGGGCAACAGCTGCAGCAGTACTAAGCAGTTTAGCTCAACTCAAAGGAGCTTTTGATCCTGAAAAAGGAGGAGGAGTAGGGGGAGCTACTTCAGCACAAGTTCAGGGAGGACAAACAGGACTGCAGTATCAAGACGTGGCGGGCACAGATGTCCCAGATTTTATATGGCAAGAATATCAAGAGCAGTTGGCGGAAGAAGAAGAACAAAGACAAATAGCAGAAGCTATGGCACTAGCCCAACAACAAGGCTTATGGAGTGGGGGTCTTATTAGTTTAATGCAGGGCGGTCCACTGTACGCGAATCAAGGGTTAGAAATTGAAGACTATTTTTCAGAAATTGAATTTGATCCTAATGCAATTGGCTCTGAAGTAGTTTCGTATGATAAAGACACGGGGCAACCAAGAACAGAAGAAACTTTTTTAACAGATCCTCCAACCCCAGAAGAATTTGAACAACAGTACGCAGAAATAGAGGAAGGACTTAAAGCGGAAAGAAAGGAAAAGATACTTGAAGGACTTGGAACATTTAATAAACTAATGGCTGCTGTAAAAATATTAAATCCAACACAAACAACTACACTTTCCGCTCGTAAATCAGTAACTCCTTTACCTGGAAAAGGAGGTGGGGGTAGAGCTGCACGACAAGAAAGACAAAGAGAGGGAACATTAGGCATCACGCCCTTTACCTACCAACCCGTAGCAGGAGGGGGCGCATTGGGTAGATCCATGTTTGCACAAAATTACATGCCGCAGGGCGGAGTGATGCAGGGCGCAGGGGGTCCAAAATCAGATTTAATACCCGTGATGGCGAGTGATGGGGAGTATATGCTCTCTAAAGCGGCTGTCGATCAGGCGGGCGGCGGCAACCACGCTGAAGGGATTGCCCGTTTAGAACAGTTTAACCAATTAGGAAATAGAAGATATGGCTGATAGAACGGTACGCGAATTTACTACACAAGCTCCCGCCCCTTACATTGGGCAATTTTTACAGGGCGGCATTTTCCCTTACGCTCAGCGTTTTTTACACGGGCAGTTTGCTAATTTAGGAGCCCCCGATACCAGCCCCTACACTTATACGGGACCACGGGTAGCGCAATTTGATCCACGGGAACAAAGAGGAATGAATTTGGCTGATCAAGCCTTGGGCAGTTATAGTCCCTACTTAGGCACACAGGCAGGTTTATTAGGGCAAGCCACTGATTATTTACGCAAAGGCACGGGCGCAGGAACCGAGCTAACGGGCGAAGCCGCAGGACTGTATCGAGGCGCGGGTCGAGATTATGACCCTATGGCGTATAAAGATTACATGTCGCCGTACACGGAAGACGTTATTGGTCGCTCTTTAGGCGATGTCCGTGAGCAAATGGAAAAGCAAAAAATGGGCATACGCGAAAAAGCCGTTAGTGCAGGCGCTTTTGGCGGTAGTCGTGGGCGTTTAGCCGAAGAAGAAATTGAACGCGCGGGCTTACGTTCTATGGGAGATGTAGCTGCAGGCTTACGCGAAAGGGGCTATGGACAATCTCAACAACAGGCTTTTGAAGAATTTGCCCGTAGACAGGCGGAACGCGGCGGTGTCGCAGGCGGCATTGCAGGTCTAGGAAAACAGTATTACGGCATGGGCGCAGGCTCAGCAGCTGGGTTAGGCAGTTTAGGCGGTCAATTCGGCGGTATAGCACCTATGTTACAGGGCTTACAAACACAGGATATTAATCGACAGATGCAATTAGGCGGCTTAGGCAGGGGCAGACAACAATCGCTCATGGATCTGGCGTATCAAAACTTCGTCGGACAGTACAACTTACCGATGCAAACGCTACAAAACGTAGGCGCATTAACCGCGTCCCTTGGACCGATGGCAGGTGGCTATGGCTACGCGGGTCAAGGCGTACCCACTGAATTTGGTGCAGCTGCCACCCCTTATTACCCTGCGGGCGGCGGTATTGGTACCCCTGGCGCAGGCAGTTATACGCCTTACTCCACGGGCGCAGGCAATTATCAACCGTATACACCACCAGGAGGACCACCAGGAGGAGGACCACCAGGAGGACCACCACCAGGACCACCAGGAATACCACCAATATATACCAGAGGAATGCGTCCTGGTGTTGGTTATCCAGGAGGTTCAGCTTCTTTTGATGAAACAGGTGGAGGAAGATTTCATGGAATACAACCCCAAGGACAACCGAATCAATACGGACATGATCCTAGAGCTATAGCCGCTAATCCTCAAGGCTATCAAAACTACTTACAGGGAGCAAGAACACAAGAAACGAATATGCCAGGTAGCACTTTTTTAGGACAACAACAACGGGGTTTTGAGCAATCTCTACCAGGAGGAGGAGGCGGTGTCGCTATACCAAATTTCAGGTTAGATAATAGAATGGGCATGCCTCAACATACACAAGGACAAGGACGTATACCTTTTGATTTTAACCAGCTAGGACAAGGACAAGGACAACAATCTAATATAGGCGGTGGAACTGGAATGCAGACGCTAAACCCCGTGAGCCCGACTAATTACAACACTTACGGCAATAATATGCCGATTGCCGCAAAGTACGGCGGCGGCATCAGGAGCCTAAAATACAATGGCTAACGGACTAGCAGGTTTACAGCCTTTTCCACAGTTTGCCCCTGGCGGCAAAGGCGGCTTAATACCCTCCCTTCAACTACCTATTTCTAGGCTGGGGGGAGTAAGCCCCAGAGGTGGTGGCGGCGGAGGTAGGCGTGCGCTTACCACAGGAGAAAAATTCGCTGGTTTAGCTCCTTTCGCCGTAGAAGGTCTAGCAAGTTTATTTGGAAAGGATGAACCCATAAAAACTGATGAAGAATTCTACGAATCTATTCGTCCTTCTGAAACCGCGCCTCGAGAGCCTACGGACTTAGAAAGAGCGCGTTACCAAATGTATTTACGATTAGGTAAGGAACCTGGACCAGAAGAATTTGACTGGAAAGAATTTGTTCCTCATTTACTAGGCGCAGCGGTTGCGGGAGAAGGAGCCCCAGCTTATGGAAAAACCTATGCGGCTATAAAAACAGGAGAGCGCACCGCGGAACGAGCAACAGAAGTTGCAAGAGCCGCGGGAATTGCAAAATATTTAGAAAAAATAAATCCTAAAAATTTAACCTTTGTTGATCTTGTTGACTATAGAAAAAGAGGATACCAGCCCGATA